GCCTTACAAGGTATTTGACCGGCGCCGCCTGAATGGCTACGGCGTGGACCCTACGTTTTCCGAGCCAGTCAGGACCCGGCACAGCGGGCAGCGCCGCTATTTCCACGACTATGGCAAGGACGCGCCTGCGCTTCTTGGCGGTGAATCTCGCCGCGTGTTGATGACAGTGGGGCGTTACCTTTACAGCAACAGCTCCATTGTTCGCGGCGCCTTGAACGAAATGGCGAGCCTTGCCACGTCTAGCTTTATCCCGCAGTTCGATGGGGAGGACAAGTCGTGGGGCCAGGCTGCTGAAGATTGGCTTTACAATCACGACCGGGTTTGCGACGTGCGTGGCGGTCCGTATGACATGGCGTCGCTCAATCGGCTGGTGGTTCTGTCTGTGCTGCGGGATGGCGATTGCTTTGTCCTGCTGACGGAATCGGAGGGCGGGTGGCCGATGTTCCAGATTATCCCGGCGCACCGAGTTGGTTCCCGGAATGGTGACGGCGTGATTGATTCCGGCCCGTGGGCTGGGCGGTCGATGGTGGACGGTGCGGTGGTCAATGAGTACGGGCGTGCGGTTGCGTACAACGTGCTCGGCGAGGATGCGTCCCTTGACCGGGTGATTGATACGTCCAGCCTTATCCCTGTTTATTTCCCGGAGTACGCGGACCAAGTGCGCGGCGTGTCTTCGCTGGCGTCTAGCGTGATTGATTTCCAGGACGTGCTGGAGTCTCGGCGGCTGGAGCTTGTGGCGCAGAAACTTGCGGCTGCGCTCACGATGGTTGAGACTAACGAGACGGGCATGGCGGACGATGCGTCCGCGCTTGTGTCGTCCGTTGCCACCACAGACACCCCGGCGGACATCACCTATTCCGAAGAACACTTCGGCGGGACGGTGCGCTATTTCCGCAGCGGAACGGGCGGGGCGATCACGCCGGTTGTCAGCGACCGACCCACGCAGAACCAACGGGAGTTTGCGGACAGCATCATCCGCCAAGCCCTGCACGGTATCGGATGGTCCTTCGATTTCAGCGTTGACCCTACCAAAGTCGGCGGCCAATCGGGCCGGGTTGTCGTCGAGAAGATCAACCGCAAACTTGAGCAGATCCGGGAGGTTCTGCTTTCGCCTGTCCGACGGAAGATGGACGGTTACCGGCTCAGTAAGGCAATCAAACTTGGAGAGGTTCCGGCCAGTGATGAGTGGTACAAATGGACCTACCAAGGGCCGGCCAAGATTACGTCTGATGAGAAGTACAGCTCGGACGTTGCGCTTCAGGAGTTCCGGTCTGGTTTCACCACGATGGAATCCGTTTGTGCCCAACGTGGAGCATGGTGGCAGGACGTGGTTGAACAGCGCGCACGCGAGGCGGCCTACATTTCGCAGAAAGCGGCAGAGGCTGGAGTTCCGGTGGACATGGTGCAGATGCTGACGCCCAACGGAACCCAATCCGGCCAGGAGGTGCAAGACGACTACGAGGACACCCAAGATCAAACCGAATGAAACCCGCACGCAATAGCAGGATTTTACTGATCCGCCCAGAGGCGCACGCAGAACTGGCGGCGTGCATTGAGCAGGCCGAGGAATCCATGGACGACATGGAAGTTGGCGTTGGGATCGACTGGCGCGACGAGGGCGGCGTGCGCGTGATTGAGGCATACGGCATGATGGCGCCAGGGTCGGACGGCATTCCTGGATTTCTGGACACGTCGCTTTTGCGGACCGCGCTTGTGGAGGCGGACGCGGACCCAGAGGTTGAGGCAGTGGTTGTCGATTGGGATTCCCCTGGCGGATACGTTGAAGGGACGCAGGAGGCCGCGGATGCGCTGGCTATGATGGGCAAGCCCGTGGTGTCCTATGTTTCCGGGCAGTGTTGCTCCGCCGCGTATTGGGTTGCGTCCGCGTCTGATTCCATCATAGCGAGCCAGTCTGCGGACATTGGTAGCGTTGGGGTGTATGTGGTGCACGAGGACCTTTCCGGGATGGCGGACCAAATGGGCATCAAGGTCGATGTGATTTCGTCCGGCAAATACAAGGGGATGGGTGTTGCCGGTACCAGCCTGACGCCAGAGCAGCGCGGGTTGATCCAGTCCCATGTGGACAAGTTGGCGTCTAGGTTCAAGGCGTCGATCCTGGCCGAGCGCCCCGAGATTCCAGCCGAGGCGATGGAGGGGCAGACGTTCATGGCTGACGAGGCATTGGGCAACGGGATGGCGGATGACATTGGCGGCGGCATTGATGATGCCGTGGAGGCGGCCTTGGAGTTGGTTTGACAGTTGACCGCATCCTAATGATGCGGGCCGTTCTCCCGCTTGTGTTCATGGTGCAGCCGGGCCTTCACGGGTCCGGCTGCTTCGTTTCCAGTTGACGCAGGCCGGCGGGTATGACCTTCGCAAAGGCCCTGTCTGATCTCCGGGAAACCCTCCTTGACGCCATCGGTGACCTGAAGGCGTCCGTGTCCAACAAGCACTATTTGGCCGACGAGGTGGCCGAGCTTAAGTCCAAGCTGGCCGCCGCTGACGAGCAGATCAAGACCCGAGACGCCGAGAACGTCGCGCTCGGCGAAAAGTTGACCGAGACCGAGGAGGCGCTTGAGTCGGAGCGCACCGCCCACTCCGCCACGTCTGCCAAGGTTGCCGAGCTTGAGGCTAATGCCACCAGCGCCGGAAAGCAGGCTGCGGCCATTGTTGCCTCCGTGGGCGTCAAGCCGGTCACCGACAGCGGCGCCGCCGAGCCCGACGTTAACAAGGTCGAACTCGCCGCCAACATCGCCGCCGCTAAGCGCGCCGGCAATCACGCCGAGGCCAAGCGTCTCGCCGCCCAGTTCAAGAAACTTTTCCGATAACACCTGACCCCAACCAACTAGACTATGGCAAACACCCTCGCTGGAAATAGCCTCGCGGCCATCGCGGCCAACACGCTGGATGTCCTCCTTGATGTCAATCCGCCCCTGCGGGCGTTCACCACCGACTTCTCGCCCGATGTGGCAACCGAGGGGTCTAGTGTTACCACTCGCGTCGTCACCGCGCTCACCTCTGGCTCTCTGGCCAGCGGCTACAGCGCCAGCGCTCAGGATGTGACCCTGACCGCCAAGACCATTACCCTCGGCGAGGTGACTGGTTTTGTGATCGGGTTCACGGATTCTGAATGGAGCAAGTCGTCCATCAACCTTCAGGATATCTTCATCCGCCCCGGCGTGCAGGCCGTGTCGAACGACATGATCGACGACGCGCTGGCCCTGGTTACTAACGCGAACTTCGGCGCGGCCGCGTTTACCGGTGCTGCTGCCACGTTCGATGCCGACGACGCTGCCGACCTCGCGCAGACTCTCAGCACCGCCAAGGTGCCCAAGATGGACCGCTTCCTGTTGGTCGGCCCGACCTACTACGCAGCGCTTGCCAAGGACAACGCCATCCAGGCGTCCTATGCCTACGGCGGCGCCGAGGCGATCCGCGAGAACCGGGTGCCCCGCGTTCACGGGATGGACGTGATCGAATACACGGACATTCCAGCGAACGGCGAGAACCTCGTTGGCCTTTGCGGCGCCCCGCAAGGAATCATCATCGCGGCCCGCACGCCTGCGGTGCCCGACAGTTTCCCGGGCGAGATCGAGAACGTGACCGACCCGGACAGCGGCTTCACCATCCAGCTCCGCAAGTGGTACAGCGCCGACGACGGCAAGCACTACCTGAGCATGGGCGCCATGTGGGGTGTGGCCGTGGGCGTCGCCGGCAACCTGAAGCGCCTTGTCTCCGCCTAAGTATGAGGACCGCCATTCTGGTGATTCATAAGCCCGGGGCCGCCGAGTGTAAGCTCGGCGCCCCGGACGGGATCCGGCAGGAGTTCCGGCGTTACGTGATCGAGGGCGTGTCCGGTGCTGAGCGGATCGAACTGTGGGAGTCCGGGTCTGGCATTGTGCGTCGTCACAAGTTCCAGCCTGAATCCGTCAACAACGAAACCAATGAGGCGACCGAGCCGGCCAAGCGCGGCCAGGGGCGTCCCAAGAAGCAACTAGCCTAACATGGGAACCCAAATCAACGACACCGCTGCCGGGTATAGCGTCGGCAGCTCGGCAACCGACAAGATCGGCTTGTATGGATTGACGCCTGCCGTGCAGCCGTCCAGCGCAAACCAGACGGCCCTCACCGACAGCACTGGCGGCGGCGTGACTGACGCCACCCTGGCTGCCGTTGGAGATACGCAGACGGGCGACGTGTCCGGGGACATCAACGACAACTTCGCCAAGGTGGCGGAGCTTGTGAACGCGCTGCGTTCCGCCCTTGTCACCGTTGGCATCATCAAGGGCTCGGCCTAAACATTTCGCCGACATCACGCGCCCGCTGGTGAACTTACCGCCAGCGGGCTTTTCGTTGGTTGACCCTATGCGAAAAACGATGCGCTTCATTCTCGCGTTCTTGTGCGCGTTTTCCGTTGCTGCCCTATTGGCTCAGACCCGCCAGGAGATTCAGCTTGGCGCGTCTGCAAATGACGGGACCGGCGATTCGTTGCGTGGCGCGTTCATCAAGGTGTCGAACAACGAGAGCAACCTGTTCTTGTCCCTATACACTAACGGGCCGGCGTCGCGCGTCGTGGAGTCGGTTTCCGACTTGATTGCGTTCACGGGGTTTGATGGCGCCCATGTCCAGACGCTCGGCTACTACACCGCTGGCGACGGAGGCGGGGCAACCTATCGGTGGGCGGATGCCTTGCCTTCCGGCGTGTCGCTTGGCACAACGTGGATTGCCGGCCTGACTGGCTACTGGCAAAACATCACCCCACGCGACCCGTCAAGCGGCGCGGTTCTTCCCTTTGCGGTCCTATCCGGCATCACGAACTATTGGGCGCTGGGAGATTCGCAGACCATCGGCCAGTTTGCCTTGGAGCATGATTTCACGGACCCATCAAAAGTCATGTATGATCAGTTCAAATACGCAAACATCATCGCGGACAAGTACGGGCTCAATCTGACAAACCGTGGCGTCAGCGGAAGTCGGATTGCATACACGGCAACGGCACCAGGCTCGGTACTGGCGCAGGCTAATGTAATTCCGGCAGAATGGGCTGGGGTGGTTACTGTCATGTCTGGATACAACGACAGCACGTCGGACAACTACGGGGACACAACGAGGGCACACGCGATGTTTCGTGCCGCTGGCACGGCGATCATTGCGAGACTGCTGGCATCCGATTGGATCAATCCGCAGGGGTTGAACAGTTCGGGGGCAAGCGTCGGCACATTTGCGACAACTGGTGTAGTGTCTGACGGGGGCAATGCTGGCAAATCACCTTTTCCGGTCGGATCGCCAGCAACCGACACGCGGAAACTGCTGACGATGACGGCTGGGGATACGGTCACTTTCTCGGCTACTAACCCAGTTGTCTGGATGCAGACCTCACCGACTGGCGGCGTCGCGCAACTTTGGCAGGGAACCAATCAAATCGCCGGGATTGATACGGACACGGCAGACACCGCAACCTATTTTTTGCCGCAGGCGATGACCGGAATGGGCTTAACGGGAGAGTTCACTGTCACGAATGTGTCAGGAACTACCGTGTTGATGGCGGTTGGATCCGTTAAGGCCGCCCCCGAGGCAAACAGAACGATCATTATTGCGTCTCCCGTCCGCCTTGGCTCATCGACCAGATTTGACGGAGTTGGCGCAATGATTGCAAATGCCCTTAAATCTGCCGCTCATGATTGGGCATTTTATCATGTCGGGTACGCAGACACGGCATCAAAAATCGACCTGAACACAATGATTCCAACGGGAGACCCGGATCATCCGGGACCGCGTGGGCACAAAGCAATGGCAGCCGCATTTGAGATTGCGGCTCGCCCAGATGCACTTTCTTCCGCCGGATCTCCTGCGCCTCGATATACTGATCAAGGGTTTCAGATTTACGGCGGGCTTACTTCGGTGTCTCAGTATACGCCGAAGAAAAGCATTCTAGCTAGCGTCTCTGGAGGCATCGCCTACATTGATTCATATCTGCCGCCATCCGGCCCGTATTACCCGTTGACCTTTCGAGCGAAAACCACTCGATTCCAGCAGGGAAGCGTGATTGTGGCTGGAAGCTTGGCGTCAACCGCAGACTGGCCGATTGATGATTTCCTGGAACTTTCGACTACGTCAACACCTGAATCCATTGTCAGCGCAGTAACCTACAATGGGTCTTCTTATACATACAACCCGATCCTTTTAAGGGGGAAAACCACGTCCGTGTCCTCTGGTCCTTTCCAGGTCCAGTCGACTGCGTCCGCAATATCAGACTACAAAACAGGGGACTCACTGACGCTGTCCACGTCAAGCGGCACGTCTTACGTTGACTCCGCCTCCTCTGACGGTGCCAGCTTGACATACCTTCCGATGGAACTGAGAGCGAAGACAACGGCTGTCACTACAGGGGCACTCCAGATTCAGTCGTCTGCTTCTGCAACAGCAGATTACAGAACCGGGAACTCTCTGACGCTAGCCACTACTGGCGGCGTGTCGTACGTTGACGCATTTTCTTCGGATGGGGCATCCTTGACGTACATACCTCTGAATATGCGGTCAAAACGGGTGCATATTTCGACTGGTCATTTCAGCGTTGGGGGCGGCCCGACGGCGGTATCGGACTATCAGCTAGGGAATCAGTTAACCGCGTCCATGTCGTCCGGCGTTGGATACATTCAATCGTTAACGTCCGACGGAACCAGCACCACATACCTGCCGTTGCGCTTTCGTGGGTCTTCCGTGAATGTTGAAAGCAGCCTCCAAGCGGAGACCATCGAACTTGGCAACAGTTCCGACACGACGCTTGCCCGCAGCGCAGCCGGAAGCGTGACCATCGAGGGAGACCATATTGTCACGGCGCCATCGACGGCGACGCTGACAACATCCGGCGGAAACGTGACCGTTACAGGCGGACGTGGAAAAGTCAAAACGCTGGTGTGGGCTGCCGACGGCAACGCAAACCTTGTCTTCTCGGGCCTAGTCGATGGCGACACCGGAACGCTTCTGGTAGCTGCGGCATCCACGAATGTGACGCTCACGCTCACGGATGCGTTCGCCTATTCGCCCAGCGGAACGTCTCTGACTGTCACGGGCGGAACGAACTTGTTCTCAGTGGTCGCGTGGAAAAACACGGTTGTTAGCGGAACAAACGTCGTGCTTGTTAACCTGGGAGATTATAGCCGATGAGACTCATCATCTCAATCTGGCTAGCGCTGTCGTGCGCTGCTGCGCCTCCGCTGTTCTTCGCGCAGAATGGGGCGAGCACGGGGCCTGTTTTGTGGACTCCTGCAGACGCTGGTCTGACGGCGTATTGGCTCGCCGATGACATCGCTGGCGCGGATCTGGACCCTGTTGGGACTTGGCCGGATGGGGTTGGAAGCAACGACGCGACGGCGAGCGGAGCGTCTAGGCCGACGCTGCGGACCGCGTATGTTAATGGCCGCAACGCTGTCACTTTCGATGGCGTTGATGATTACTTTGCGCTCACAACTGGCATCTCTGGGGGTTCGGACTGCTGGGGCATGGCGGTGATGTATCGCGCCGGATCGTCTGACACGCTACTGTCTCTGTCCACAAGCGCCGGGGCTCCATTCACGGCTCCGTACAATCCGTTCATTGTTTCGGCCACCGCGTATTTCAACAACGGAACAACTCGCGCAGAGGTTGGAAGCATCGGAACCGGGTGGATGATTCTCGTCGGGAGGAGTGATTCCGGCGTTCCAGATATTCGATACCAAGGACTTGATCAGTCCGTTACGACGACGGCGGATGCAACGGTGTTCCAGATGAATACAATCGGAGCGCGAACAGGACCCGGAAACTACGCGCTTGGCGCGATTCCGTTTGTGTGCTGGGCATCGTCCGCGCCATCCACGGACACCATTGAAAAACTGGAAGGCTGGGCCGCCCACTACTACGGGCTAACCGCAAACCTTCCAAGCGGGCATCCGTACAAAACGTCTCCGCCTGTTGTTGGAGTTGATCCCGTGTTGTGGACTCCTGATGACGCGAGTCTGACGGCGTATTGGCTCGCGGACGACATCAGCGGGGCAAATGGAGACCCGATAGGGACGTGGCCTGACGGTGTTGGCAGCAATGATGCAACCGCAAGTGGATCGTCTAGGCCGACGCTTTCAAAACCCGTTGCCGCGATCAATGACAAGGCGGCGTCGGTGTTTGATGGGGTTGATGATTGGATGCAGATCACGTCAGCAATCCCAGTCTCAAATGCGGCTGAATGGTTCGTGTTGAGCGTTGGGTATATCCCAACGTCAACGACTGTGCAGTCTCCGCTGGCGCAAGGTTCTGACCCGGCAAACTATGATCCGTATGCGTTTCTGAACTTTTCAGACGGGAACGTGTACTACGGCGACGGCACGTATGGCGCTCAATGGTCATCA